TTCTAGTTCCAGCATCACCACCCAAGATCGGGTCTGAGTCGCATCCCTTGTGACCAATCCAGACGCAGTCGAAGGCACTTGCCTGTAGATGTGATTGCTTGGGACGCTCCAGAATGTCAAGGGCGCAAACCCACGGAAGATCTTTCTCAGGTTCTACAATACCTGTGGGACAGGTCATGACTGTGGAGTTGATCTGGTAGAAGTTCTGCACTTCAAACTCATCGTCCGCCTGTTGAAATTGGCTTGTATGTGGATGCCACGAATAAACCAATAGTCCCCAGTCTTGGATTAACTTGTCATGAAACTTATACTTCCACGCCTGCCAAGGCTCACGAAAGAATACGATTGGATACGAAATCCCAAGCTTCCTCATGATGTGAAGAAGTACCATGCTGTCCTTGCCGCCAGACCAAGCGATCACCCCTTTAGGGAATGCGCTGACCCCACGAAGGATCAGATTCCTTGTATGTTCGAGCTTTGTCATTAGATTAGTGCGGCGGCAACTGGAATTGCTGCTCCAGCGATTGCACCACCAGCACTCATCATACCAGCACTTCTTGCTGCATTTGCCTGGGCTTGTGCCGATTGTGCTCCAAGGACATCTTTACGATATGCCGCCTGAAGGTTTAGACCCATATCTGGGTTGAACATCTGCGGAGTCGATTTGCCTAGCATACCCATCCCTTCATTTACAAATTGCTGACCAGCACCGTATGATGTTGGAGTGCCTCCCAGAAGGCTCATGGCGGGCGAGTAGAACTGTTGTGACGTTCCGTAGGCCTGACCGATGCGTCCAGCCGCCTCTTGCCGTTTCTGGGCCAATACACTCTCCCTGCCCATAGCCTCACCCACGATTCCAAGGTTCCCACCGAGTCTCCCAGCAGCACCATACGATTCACGCGCAGTTTGGGTAGCAGTTCTTTGCTCTTGGGGGGATAGTCCTTGCGACGATGCGTACGCCTGTTCTGCTTGCAGGTTTTGAAGCTCCATCATGCGTTGAGACTCTGGGCTAATTGCACCAAGAAGACCTCTGACCTGTCCAGCCTGACCAGTCATTCCAGCAAACTCAGCACCTCTGGCCGCACCAAGTTGTTCTTGAGCAGTGGCAGTAGCACCACCCTGTAGTGCTTGGAGTCCTTGTTGGTACTGACCAATATCAGCGAGGTTTAGCTCTCCAAACTGGGGCCGCCCTAGCTTTTCAAGATCTACAATACTGGGCAATGCTAGGCCGTATCCACCAGCTCCCATAGAGATGTCTTTACCAATACTTTCTGGCGTGATTGGTGCTGGCGTTGGTACTTTTACACTTTTGCTTCCCATGATATTATTTTAGTTTTTTGTGAAATTGCGAGTAAGAATAGAATCTCGTGTGATTTGAATTTTTAAACTGTCTCTTAAATGCAATAAAGTCAAATCGATCTTGGAACACTTCCATTGCGTGTTTCATATCACCAGCCAGCATTGAAATAAAGATGCAGTTTGCATTGTCAATTGGCACTGGAATCTCTGGGTTTTCGGAATCGCATGGAATGGCAAACATGAATGTCTTGTCATCAGAGAATACAATTCCATTTAGCAGGTGAAACTCAATCTCGTAGTTGAAGTCAATGGAGTTTTCCTTGTATGTCGACAATACTAAATTAATTGGACTCATGCGAAAAAAATTACACTCATGAATCTGTTGTCATTAGTTGATCCAATATAAGCATTATTTACCGTGTTTAATTTTAATGTTCCAGGGTCATTGTATTCAGCTATAAATGATGTATATGACCCAGGATATAATTGACCAGTACCACATGTTGCAAAATCAGAAGTAGGCATTGGCACATCAAAATTAACAACATATATTGTATTGCTTGAGTTATAAAATGTCACTGATGAAACGTTTTGAGAACCAACAACTTTAACAAACCATGCCACTACTGTTCCACTGCTGATAGCAGCACTTGTAAACGCTACAGTAAAAACGTCATTGCTTATCTTGCTAACCACATTGAATACAGTCGAACTACTTGGCACAGTCCCAGAACCCGATGTTTTTGTAAACACCAACCTGATTTTATCGTCAGCTTTGAGGTTGTGACCAACTATTGTTACAGTGACTACGGTTCCAACAGCGGCAGAGTAAGATCCATTTTTAAATGCCTGACTATTATCTGCCGCATTCATTGGAGTGCATTTAGCCCATGCTCTGGCTCCGTAGATTGGAGCAACCCCTGAATGAGTACCAAGAGGTGTGTCGTTGAATTTGATTGTTCCGTTCCCAGTATTGGTTAAAACAAGATCCCCGTCTGCTCCCGATTCTCTTGAGATTCTAGCCTCATAGCTAGTAAGAGGGAATGTTGAATTAAAATCAATGATTGATGCTCCAGATGCAGTTCTGGCCGACCCAATGCTTACAGATGCAGTCCCAGCGGAAATGCTCGACAGCGATGTGGATGATCCGTTGACAGTTAGATTGCCAGTGGTTGTCCACGATGGATAACCAGTGCTTAATTTCGATGGCTCAACTGATCCGCTGAAAATTTTAGTGCTTGTTACTGCATCAGTGGCTAACTCGTTTGAGCTAATGTTTTGAGCACGCACTTTTAATTGTCCAGATGTCGTAACTTCAAGCGTAGTACCAGAAATAGCAGTTCCTGTTATTACCGTTTGATCAATGATGTCGTTCATTTTGGAACTGGTGATTACATCAGTTGGTTGAAACGTATATGCCGTGTTAACTACTCCCATATTTTTACTTTTGTGAAATTATTTGTCTGTTTGTCACTGATCCAGCGACCTTTACTGAATTGATCTTAGGAGAACCAATGGTTCGTGTCAAGATAAGAGTTCCTGTGTAGCCCCTGATACCCGCTAGACGACATCTAATGCTTGCTGTTTCAGCTTCATTCGGTGTGCTTGGTGCCAATACAACCCCGCCTAAGAACTGTGTGGTGGTTCCAATCAGTGATGCGTTGTCTGGATCTTCTGCCGCAAACAAAATAGAATACTCACCAGTAGACCCAGCAAGGTTTTGCATAGTAATCTGAGCATCCGTAAACCTCTTGCGCTCCATCGTCTTTAGATCGTATCCACGAGTCGTTAGTGATGCATTAATGGTTGCAGTAACAAGATCGCCACCAACGTTTGATACGTTAAGACGGTCTGATGAGCTTTCAACAGCATCGATTTGGTGCAACCCACCGTTACGAGTCACTGCGTATAGCTCATTTCTAACCCCAGCACCGCCAGTAAGCAGGTTTTTAATCAGAAAGCGAGAGTCACCATAGGTATCCAGCGATTCCCAGCCCTGATTCTTAAAGTTGTATACAAGAACCGAATTATTTCCCTGAGCGTCATTGGCTCCGACGACTGAATCTAGGGCTACAGCAAGGTAATACCTATTATCAAACAGGATTCCAACCGCCTCATCAGCGTAATTCTTGTTAATTCGATCAATGTAAGGCTGGATATTCTTGGAGATTGGCTCTTCAGATCCGCGAAGGTTATAATCGTTGAGGAACTCAAGTGAATATACGCCATCGTCCGATAGGAACATCATCGTGTTGCCACGCATTACAACGGACTTTCTCGCAAGGCATCCAATTTCAGACGTGAGTTCCTTAACTGTGCAATCAAGAAGGCTCCCGAGCGTACCCTTAACAAGGTGGAGACTGTTTCTGTTCAGAACAACCAGTGCGTCATCGTAGAACCCGTGCATACCGACAATATAGTCTGCCGTTCCTCCGCTAATTCGGAATTGGTTTTCAATCTGGTCGAAGGTAGTCGTATCGAGAATGTCTGAAACAGCAATCTCGTCAGTGATCTTTCTGCTGGTGTAGACTGGAACATCAAATGGGCCTGATTGGTCGTAATAATACGGAACCCACAGTCGTCTTTGGAAGTGAATCCCCCAAGGTGCTGCTGGTTGGTGCATGAATCCACCTCCCACGCTAAATCTTCCGCCAAATTCAAATATGTCAGTGCTGGATGAACTGTAATTACCAACTGGGGCGTACCATGTAATTGTTGTAGTCGTTGCGGATACAACCTGATATTCTTTTCCCACCATTTCCGCAAAATCAACGGTTACGGCTTGGCGAACAATAATAATATCTCCGGTTTTAATGGTCACGTTGCCAGCGACTGTGGCAGTCACTAATCCATCAGCGATCTCGACTTCCTTGGCTTCAATATTGAACGTCTGAGGTTGGGTGTAAGCACCACCCGGAGAAAGCGTAAATCCGTCAGTGGCAGTAGCCACGCTAGTTCCAAACGCAAGGTTCTGGCTAGAGGTAAACACATAGGTGAAAGTATCTGGATCACTGACCGCAAGGACGGAAAAGGTTCCATTTGGAGGAGTCCCACCAGTAAGACCCGCAATGGTAATGCTAGTACCAGCCAACAAGCCATGATCTCTCACGGACATTGTCACGGTAGTCGTCCCAGCTTGTGACGCTGATAAAATAGGTCTTCCGTTTGGATACCATTCAAGTGCCTGCTGACCATCGCGGAACAACATCACCTTGTCGAATAACTGGATCATCTCACCATCCACGCCAATGGCCTGACCCGATGGGTAGGGAATATCAGTGATCGCAAGGGTGGCCAGATCGATCTTCTTTGCCACGGTATCCATCGCAACGATGATGAACTCCTTGTTGTTCGTATTTGGATCGCTGAATAGGCAGGAAGCCCTCACGTTAGCATTTGCAACGTCATTGATGACCATCTGTGACAATGTGCCAGTCTTGTCCGTGGGGGCTGTAGTCACCCCAGCAATCGTGTAGTCTAGCGTATTGGCATTAAAATAAGTCAGCAGGTAACTGCCGTTGAACGAAGCGTCCAGACCAGCAATCGTAGCCCACCCAGAGCTTCCAGCCTCAAACCCGTGGGCCGTGACAGTAATACGCACAGTCCCCGTGACAGGAATCGTCACATTGGAAATAGTCTTGGCGGCATCGATCAGGTAGAATGGCAACTGCAATGGAGTCTGGCCAGTGGTCAGGGCCGCAGTCTTCTCCACCACACCCTTGCGGGGCTTCCAGTAGCCCTCCATCCGACCATTCAAGGACTCACGAACCTCAAACTCTTGGAGTTGGTTGAGCTGAAGCCTTTGATTGATAGACTGAAATCCACGATCCATGTCTTCATAGATCGGTTCGTCCAGTCCACCCACTGAGCGGAATTGAGACATTACAGGGTGTAAGCCAAGATAGTGCCAGAAGTGATCGTGATGCTCGTGATGATACCACCAAAGCCAAACCCAGCAGGCA